ATACCAAGATCGATCTGCGACCGCTTGATAATACCACCGCGCCGAACAGGACCGTATATATATCCCTTCATAGTAAAATCTAGTGTGTATATCAATGCGCGGCGAGTTTCGAAATCGCCTTCGTAAGTATCTTCTGTAGAAACGCTGTTCAACACACATGGGACGTCCATAACAATATCCATGCTTGGTATTAGCTTTATATTATTAACCCACTCTGGACCAAAGTAAGGTAGAATTTGCTCAAGAATTTGTGCGCCATCGTCGCCATTTTGAACAAAAATTGATAGAGTAAAGTTGAAGTTCCATGGAACAGGAACATACTGATAGTTTAGTTTATTCTTATCATCAACGACATGTACGTTCTTTATGGTTGCTGGTAAACGGCGAGTCGAATCATATGTTACACTTGTCATCTCAAAACCCATACGAGGTAATGAAATAGCAACTGCTCTATCCAGATCAGGATCTTGTGAAATACGAACAAGAAACTTTTCTTTTGGACCGTATGCAATAGGAACAGATAGAGTCTGAACTACCTGCCCTGCGTTGTTGATTCGCTGCACGACCATATCATTGAACATGTTACCGAATGCGATAACATAACGGCGAATAGTTTGGTGGTAGAATTGTGAACCGAAAATAGCCATTAGTACCGATCAACCTCTGAGAATGGATTGCGTTCACTGAAGTCAATGAAGTCAATCGACTGAGTTGTGATGTATTCGTTATTAGCAGCAGCATCGGTAGTTTCGACACGGAACTCTTGAGTTAGATAACCGCTATCTTCAGATGTCAACGTATCACCATTCTCAAGTAAGAACTGATAGTTCAATATATCGAGCGAGTATGTGTCTTCTATAACGTCAATAGAAGTATTACCTGTATTGATTTGCTGGCTGCTGTACTGGAATAGTTCACAGGTCAAATCATATGTGTACAGTTTACCGTGCTGATAGAAAATGTTTTCATGCTCAACAAACTTGATTTCATATAACTTATTATTGAGCGGAAAGAATATCAAATCACCTTCGAGCGGACGAGATGAAGTGATAGAGTATCCGTTTGCTGATCCTGCCTCTAGCTGAATGGAATCGCTAACACCCCATGCGTTGGTGTTGGCAGTTTCTACCTGATAGTTGTAGCCAACTTCAGTCAGCATCTTTTCATTAGAAATCTGACCCCAGCGTTTACGAGCCATGGTAAAAGTAATCTGGTCACGAATCTCAAGATTGAACTTGGATAGAAAGTCACCCTGACCTTCGAACTGCTGTACGTTCTTAACATACACTTCAAGATCAACAGCATTCTCGAACTTGGATAGTGTGTCCTCGCCAAGCAGAAAGTCTTCCTTTACCAAAGTGCGAGGCATATACTTCACGTCCAGACCATGAATCTTGATAGACTCGATGATCAGATCTTCAGCAACGTCTTGTTGCCGACCATATGAATGCGGGCGGAAGTATTTGTTCGTGGTCATAGTTATCCAATCATGTCAGTAACAGGAAGTGAGTAATCCATGATAACTTCTTCTTCCAGTTTGATAACTTCTTCGTTGGCTTCTTCCCAAATCTTCTGACCGTTGAAAGTCACGCCGCCAGGAAGTTGCATACCTTCGAACTTCTTAAGATTCTCACCCCACTGTTTCTTTACTAGTGCAGTGGCATACTTCTTCAACCAAGAATCGTCCCAGATATCCGTATATACGTTTGGATCGAGTGAGGCATAACCATCAATGATTATATACTGACCTGCCTGAATATCTTCGCTCCACGACATATCAATATACAATTTATCGGTATGTCTATTGAAGCGAATAGGTTTCTTACCAACAAAAACTTCTTCTAGAAATTCAATATGGCGCATTGCTATGATGTATGGCTGCACAGAAACGCTTGATATATTGAAAAGTTCATTTAGATGAAGCTGATAGCGAACATTGAACAGATTCGTAGCGCTGTAAGAATCGTTAATGTCGAAAACCCGAGTCACGCCGATTAGTGACTCGGGTAAGGTGATATATTTGTTGGATATATCAGAAGCAGTTATAACGTGAGGATAATATACATGTTCCGTACCATCATAGTGGTAATCGCGGAACTTTATCAGAGCATCGTCGATACGGTCTTCAACCTGCTCATTATCGACATTTACATCGATAACTGGGGCGCCAAGGCGGCGAAGAACATAATCTTTGAACTGCTGACGAGTAGTAATAGCCATGAAAATGCTCCAAAAATGGGTTCATGGCTATTTATAAGTCTTGACAATTGTAAATAAATAACATATAATGATAGGTGTTATCATGGGGATTAAATCATGAAAATAGGATTGATAGGCGATCATATCATAGACATATATATTCACGGAACTGTGGATAGAATCTCACCAGAATCTCCAATTCCAATATTCAGCCAGGAACACACCGAAACCAAATATGGCGGTTCCGGAAATGTATATAATAATCTAAAAGCATTCGGTGCTGAAGTGGAATACTTCCGCACATCTGATAACAATTGTTCTGTAAAAACTCGATATGTTTCTCAGAACCACATATTGTTCCGCTCAGATAAGGAACCAAAAGATACTGTATATCTTACTGATTTCAATTTTTCTGATGAAATTGAAGTTGTAGTCCTTAGTGATTATAATAAAGGATACCTATACGATATCAATAACATATTGCCAAAACTCGAGAACAAATTCACGATCGTTGATCCTAAACGTCCATTACAGTATTATATGGGCGCAAATATAATAAAACTGAATGAAAAGGAATTCGAAGCATATTCGGAATATAATGATCCTGTTGATGCCGCTAAAGTTCTTGTAAAGACTGCCATAATTATTACTCGTGCCGACAAGAGCGTTCTGATTGCATATAATGACGGCAGACTGGAAACTGTAGAGAATGAAAATATACAAGTGGCGGATGTCACAGGCGCAGGCGACGTTTTCATAGCAGCATTAGCATATTATGTAGCCAACAAGTTATCATTGAAGGAAGCAGTAGAGAAAGCAACTAAACTAGCTTCGTTATCTGTGACCAAGTTTGGCACATACGTTCTTACAGAAGAAGATATAAAGTCACTGAATAAAACAACAGTATTCACTAATGGATGCTTTGACATTATTCATCGTGGACATATAGAATATCTAAAGGCGAGTCGTGCACTTGGTGATAAACTAGTCGTTGGTCTTAATTCTGATGCCAGTGTAAAGCGACTGAAAGGTGCCGAAAGACCAATCAATAATCAGGAAGATCGCAAGGCAATATTAGAGACTTTTGATTTTGTCGATGAGGTTATTATCTTTGATGAAGATACTCCATACAAAACGATTCAGAAGATTGCTCCAGATATTATAACTAAAGGTGGAGACTATGAAGAAAAAACTGTGGTTGGGAATGATTTAGCTAAGATTATAATCATCCCCTTTGTAGAAGGTTATTCTACAACAAATATTTTGGAGAGAGTGAATGGTTGAAAGATTAAATGGTAAAGTAGATAAGGCATGGGGTCACGAACTTATATTTGCTACAAATGAAAACTATTGTGGTAAAATGTTATGTTTTTCGAAAGCAGGTAATAAATTCTCTATGCACTTTCATAGAGAAAAAGATGAAACATGGTTTGTTCTTAAAGGTTCATTTAAGTTAAATATCATAGAAACAAAAACTTCAAATCAAGTCGAGACAATACTAAAAACTGGACAAGTATGGAGAAATCTTCCTCTTGTACCGCATCAACTTACCGCACTGGAAAACGATTCAATCATAATTGAAGTATCTACAGCAGATAGTGTAGAAGATAATTATAGAATATTACCAGGAGATAGCCAGAATGGGTAGATTTTCTTCTACATCAAATCCGCAAAGTCAACCAGCACCTCAACAAAATATACCTTCGTATGGAACAACTCCGTATGGAGGATATGGCGCTGGTCCTGGCGGAATGCAACAAATGTCGCCGCAGGATATGCAACGAATGCAGATGCTGCAAGAGATGCAAAATACTTGGCCAAATCAATTTCCGAAACCAGTTGTTGGATTAGATAGAGACGGAACAATTATTCAGGATATGGGTGAGTATATTACAAGAGCCGATCAGGTTGCGCCTATACCAGGAAGTCTAGAAGCGATTAGGATGATTCGCCTCAAAGGTCATAAACTTATGATTCTAACTAATCAGGGCGGTATCATTAAGAAGCAACAGACGCACGAACAAGTAGAATCTGTGCATCAACATTTAATGCAGATTTTTGCTGAAGCAGGTATATTTTCTATAGATGGTTTATACTACTCAGAATCGTCTCTTAAAAATGATTATTTTGCCAAACCTAACATCGGAATGTTTGATCGTGCTAGAAAAGAAAACGGTATGAATTGGAAAGAAGGATGGTATGTGGGTGATAGTATAAGAGATCTGAAAGCTGCTGAACGAGCCAATGCTAGACCAGTATTAGTTCTCACAGGTCATGGAGAAGAAACACTCAAGAAGCTTGATACCTTTGCTAATCGCGAGCTGAAAAAGAAAACAAAGGTATATCCTAATCTTCTAGAATTTGCAAAGGAACTTTGATGTTTTTAGTAACTGGAGGATATGGATTTATTGGTTCTAATCTCATTTACACATTAAACAATCGTGGTATAACTGACATTATTGTTGTTGATGATTTATCAGATGGCAGCAAGATGTTAAATTTAGCTAATTGTGAATATTCTGAATATTATGATGTAGACTCTTTCTTTAACGAATTTAATAATTGGGATAGAATAACATATATTTTTCATGAAGGAGCAATATCATCTACCAGAGAGTATGATGGTAAACTCATCATGAAAAGAAATTATGAATTTAGCAATAAACTATTTGCTAAATCATTTGCAAATAAAATACCATTTCAATATGCTAGTTCAGCAAGCGTATATGGTAGTGTTCCAAAAGACTTTTCTATTCCTGAGACTGCACCAACACAACCACAAACTCCATATGCCGCATCTAAATTATTATTTGATAAGAAAATACTTAAACTGATGTCTGCCGAATATTTTAATAGAGTCGAATTTAATATACAAGGTCTAAGATATTTCAATGTTTACGGAAAGAATGAAGAACACAAGTTAGATCAAGCTAGTCCGATAACTAAATTTACCAAACAAGCAAAAGATACTGGTAAGATAAAAATATTCGAAGGATCCGAAAATATCTTTAGAGATTTTGTTTGTGTTGATGATGTAGTTCAAGCTAAACTAGAACTAGCATTTAATAGGATGAACAGCGGAATATTTAACGTGGGAACAGGTAATCCAATCAGTTTTCTGGAAGTAGCAAAACTCATTGCTAGAAAGTATAATGCTAATATAGAAACTATACCCTTTCCTTCAGAATATAAAGAAAAATATCAGTATTGGACTTGTGCTTCTCTTAATAAATTGAGAGAAGCTGGTATAGGTACATACTTTAGAAGCGTTGATGAATTCTTAAATTAAAAGGGGGAACTAGTCCCCCTTATTTTTTTATTCTACGGTTTCTTCAGTTTTAGATTCATCAGAATCAGTATCTGGCTCAGGTTCTACAACTGGTTCTGGATCAGGAATAGTCTTAGTAACAAGAACTCCTAATTCAGGAAGATACAAATACTTCAGCTTAGAACGATACAAGGTCTTTAGTGCATCATCAATGGTTTCCACTAAAGGATCGCCAGCTAAATTGAAACTTGTGTTGAACAATACAGGAACGCCAGTAATATCCTTAAATCTTTTGATTAGATTATAATAGTGTTTGTTTTGTTCTTCTGTTACTGTTTGCACACGACAAGTATCATCAACGTGACAGATTGCTGGGATCTTTTTGATTTTGTCTGCAGCAACATTAACAGCATACATCATAAATGGCGAATCTTCCATACCAGCAAGATCAAACCAATCTTTAGCTTCTTCGGCAAGAGCAGAACCTGCGAATGGACGGAACCACTCTCTACCTTTAACAATGTTCACATGATCTTTACCATCATGATCTCTTGGGTCATATAAAATAGAACGATTACCTAATGCTCTAGGACCTGCTTCAGATTTGCCTTGAAAAATAGAAACGATATTTCTATCAGCAATCATCTGAGCAATATGGGCATAATCAACACTTTCAATTTGAACGTTTTCTTTGTGTTCATCAAGTGTTGCTTGCAATTCTTCTAAAGAATACTCCGGACCGTGATACAAAGTTGTCTGTGGAATAATTTCGGTTGATTTGCTGTTTATATGCCAAAATAGTTTAGCCGCACCAATTGCTGTGCCACCGTCATGCGCAATAGGTTCACAGTATAGATTGATATCAGCATCTAGTTGTTTTCGAAAATAATAATTTGCTACACAATTCAGTCCATATCCACCTGCAAGCACAACATTCTTGATTCCAGTTGCTTCAACTGCCTGCTTAATCAAAGCAAGTAAATGACCCTGTGTGTCGCGCTGAATTGTATATGCTAGATTCTTAGCAATTTCTGGAAGTTTACTTGGGTCCGTATGCCATAGTTTAGGATCATCTTTCTGAGCAAATTGCTGATTACGAGATTGATCGATAAACGCTCCTGCTGGATATGAAGGAATGAAAACATCCTTAGATCCTCTTCCATTAAAGAACAAATTAGGAATATTTTTATCTTCTTTACCATAAGGCGCAAGCCCCATAGTTTTACCAGCTTCGATAAAACCAAACCCAAGATATTGAGAAACTGCTTCGTATGATTTTGTCAAAGAAACTGCATCATCAAATATCATATTTTTGTAGTGATGCCGACCCCCACTATTGAATCCATAGGATTTAAACACGGGATTAAATTCGTGCGGATATTTGCAAATGAAAATTGATTCTGTTTCGTATCCTTCGAATTCTGGAGCATTAGGAATTTCTTTTCCTTCTTCGTCTGTAGCTTTGATATTGTGTTTTGAACCAGACCCATCGACAACAAAAGCGATTGCTTCCTCGAAACCGGAATTATAAAATGCACAAGAGGCATGTCCTACATGATGTTCATTTCCAATCCTAGAAACTTTAACATTAGGATAAAACTTACGAACAAGTGCAGTATAAGAGTCCTCTCCCGTCCAAGGGAGACGATGGTCTTCTTGTCCTGTTCCTGCGATAACCAATTCATCAATATGCCATTTCTTAATGATATCGAGCATACCACGAAATGGATTACCATCATATTTCATTCTAGATAGACGTTCTTCTTCAACATAGTATTTGATCTCACCATCAGATACAAGAGCCGCAGAGCCATTATGTCCTGGATTGATTGCTAAAATATTGTATGCCATATTACTTCACCTTTACTTTTTTGTCAATGTCACTTACAATCAAGTCAAAAATTTCATTAACTTGATCATCAGAAAAATCCATGCAGGTATCATTTAGTCTATCTGCTAGATGACTGTCCAGTCCACAAATTCTGATAGGAGAATATTTTTTCTGACCAGGCTTTTCGTAGATTTGGAAGTAGTCTTGATATGTAGTATTGATTGCATAAGTCGAACCTACAATCACAGTACCAGGCTTATTGAATGCTCTTGCCATGTGCTGACCTACAGAATCGCAGCCAACAAAATAATCAGCCGCTTCAATAATACCTGCCCAACCTCTTAAATCGGTTTGGAGTTTGAACGTGTAATTATCTTCAGGCAAGAAAAATTGATTTTCGGCAAAAAGAATACTAGTATATTTTGTTGATAGTTTTTTAACTAATGCAAGATATGATTTGGGATCAAGAGAGCGAGAACTGTCATCAATAATATCTCCTCTATCAACTCTCGCACTTCTACCAAAAGGCTGAATGACAATAGTGATAGGTTTATTGCCTTGCTGTTGTTTCGCATCTGCGATTACATTTGCCGCAGTTTTTTCTTCATTCTTACTAAGATAGAGTTTTGGAACACCAAGATCAGAATGATCAGATGTTTCATTGATCAATTCATCAAACGCTTCAGCTAGAGAAAGTTTCTGATTGAAATATCCATTAACTCTATAAGGTTCAGGAGAAACTATATCAGCTTCTTTGATATAGAGATCAAAAATACCTTTAGTATCTGGATTATATGTTCTATCTTGAAGGATAGTATTACCCCAAACAAGATTATCCCATCCACCAATAATAACACCCCAATCATCATTAGGATGATTTCTACCATACTTTTCTAATGCGGGAATAGCAGCAATGATACGACCAGCACCACCATCCAAATAAAACAATTTTCTAGTCATAATTTCTCCGAATGATTTAGACATAAAAAAGTTGGATCTAACTTTCATATACATTATATATGACAATTAAATAATTGTCAAGTCAGAAAAAACTAAGGGGCTTAAGAGCCCCCTAGTCCTCTTCATATTATATAGTATTTCAGTTTATGAGTCCCAGTAGATAACGACCATACCAGTTCCTGGTGTTCCACACCAGCCACCGCCGCCGCCATAGCCGCCAGTACCACAGCAACCGCCACCGCCGGCAAGCACACCACCTTGTCCTGCAAGAGTTCCATCAGAGAACGCCCCAACTGCACCTCCGCCTCCCGGACCACCATCTTGCGCATGGATATAACTGAATGTTGGTGAAATGAAGCATCCATTGCCGCCAGAGCCTTTGATTTGTTTAGTATCAAACCAAGAACATCCTGTTACCTTATCGCCAACATATGTTGATGGATCAGGTCTTGTAGTAATTTTTGCAGCAATTCCAGGATAAGCATAGTAGAATGGTTCATATTGAGGTTCACATCCACGACCACCTCTACCCGGTTTAACTGATTGAATTGCACTGGAATCGATAATACTTACATCAATAGGATTGTTGTCAACTCCAGATACAGTACCACCACCAGAACCATAACTAATATGATATGATGATGCTCCTCCAGCGAGCGGAACAGCACAAGCTTCTAGAACCACACAACCTCGATCTGTCGGCGTGCCGGTATTGAAGCAACAATAACAGCCTCCACCACCACCATATACGGTGATTGTTGGATTTGAAGTATATCCTGATCCAGCACATACAACTTCAATACCAGCAATACATCCACCCGCTTTTTGCTCGAATCCCCACGTGCTGCAATAAAAACAAGCAAATGACATGATAGGACGAACAATTGCTCCTTGTCCACCTCCACCAGTTACACAAAGATATGGACATTCGGTGAAGCAACGACCACCACAAGTCACTAATACACACTTCAGATATCCACCTGATGAAGTGCTTGTAGAACTCGCTGCAACACATGAATTCCAGGTGCCTGCTTTTGCAGTACCAGCACCACCCTGAACCTGAGTTATATCATAACAAGCGCCATCTCTATATGTATACCTATATTTATTATATTCCACCCCAAAAGAACATTGTTTATATCCGTATTGCGCGCAGCCAGTGCATTCCCGATGACTTTTATAGAAGCCATCTGAGTAGAAAAAATCATGCACAAAATGATCATAGTATGTTGGATCGCACAACTGAACTTTGTCGGGGCTCTTGAACACACAACATCCTGTTGCACTATTATCATATTTTGTTCCACACATCATTGCGGACCACAGTCTTTCGTCAGAACCAATACTTCCTAGCATTTCATATTTTAATATTCTAGAATTAAATGGATGACACAGGCATGTTTCGTTGTCTTGTGCGCTTTCGTGGAACAATCCACAAAATATTTCATATATGTTATACAATGGATTATTGTTTACGTTTTTACATGTTGCTGTTACATAGTTATATCCAACACAAATTGGCCAATAGTCGGACCATCCGGAAATACATCCGCATCTTGAGCAAGTGCATCCACAAAAATTAATTGCATAACACATGCACGCTGCTTGGTGCCATACACATCCACAATTTATAGCAAAGATACAAAAAATTGCTGGACATATTGTTCCATTACTACACCATCTAACAATGTCTGGAAGACCAGTCATCGTAAATGGAATTCTATCAGCAGCGCAACCTGACCCACATGCAATTGCAATTGGATTTTGTCCAGGTTTAATTTCACATTCAGAGTAATACTTATAACATGCGCAGTTGCAATTATAAACGACGTCTCCAGACCGATCACAGCTATTACAACCCCATACATTACAATATATCATATTGCTGCCGCTAGTAGGAGATGTTGGTCCACAACAACCAAAACATATCCCATTAAATACTTTTCCAGTTAAAATGCTGTGAGAAAAATGTCCTGACAAGTGGTCTTGCGGATTAGATAATCCCATTCCTCCAGCCAAAGGAGATACGACTGGATATGTGAAATATAGATTATTATCAATTGCAAAGTTATTAGTACACAGTGATGGATATTCCCATACATATGTGCCTGGACAATTATTACACTGATATACAGAATTACTGAATCTAAAGTAATCGGTACAACTTACGCACGGGCAAGTGCAACCACTTGGTGTACCGCCGATACAGACACAGTAATAGCAAGGAGTAAATGGCAATCGATAGCTGCCGCATGCTCTACACCAATTACATTCCGTTTTATTCCATAGACTGCAGTTAAATGTTCTAGAACAGTAATAACAGCAAAGAGTGCCGTCACATCCAGTTCTAGGCATTACACATTTTGTATATGTTGCATCACTAAGAGTAGAAACACCATTACTGTAATAATTTCCCGCTGAACTACCACCAAATTTCATATTTTCTGGACAAACAATATTAGAATTTATTTTAACATAATACGATCCGTCCTCAAAAAGACAGGTGCAACTGCCGTTGCAGCCAAGATTATAACTATCTGTAACGCCCGTGTCTTTCCTTACACAAAACCCCCCTTTGTAGCAGCAGGAACAGCAGCACCACAGAGGAGCATAAGCTCCCATGCAAGAACAAAACATGTCTAGATCACCAGT